GCGGGGTAATACTATCTTTAAAATACGTATAAAGATCTTTGTTAGCATCATTAGGAACAGCAGTCTCTATACTTTCCCTAATATCTCGTGCGTAGTCTTCACCGCTTTGCCCGTATCTATTTACCCCAGTACCATTCCAAATTTTAAACCAATCTTGTTTAAGACGGTCTCCAATATTTCTAGCATTAACAAAAGCAGCGACGTTTGCGGCTACTTGGGGAGAATACATATTGTTTGTCAAATCCCCATATAACCGTTTAGCTTCACTAGTAAAATGATCAACAACCGGCTTTTTATTTTTATCAAGATAATTGAATCCAAAATCGTCACGATTTTCTTTTAGTCTAAGCGCAGTCAACTCTTCTGCAGTGGGCATTTTATAACCCATCTTAATAGCATCTTGGATAGCACTAAGTCTTGATGCCATAGCATCTACATCAATTTTTAATGGGCGAGTCTCAATCCCGGAATCAGTGTCAGGCGAGTGTCTATACCCTTCTATAATTCTTAACATTAGTAATATCCTGTACGTCTCACGGATCTAAAAAATTTCGTCGGTTCAGGTTCGTCAGTTGGTAAACGAATAAACCCACCCTGTCTGAACCGCGCTAGGGCAAGTGAGGTCGCGTCAACTAAGTCGTCATTCTTGCCACTGGGGAAGTCGTTGCATTCCTCAATGACCTCTCTAGCCCACCGTCGATCTGGTGCCCAGACAATACCCGCTGAGAACAAGTCCGATATGGCGTTCACTCGCGATATCTTGTCCTGCCCTTTTCCCGGAGTAAACTCGCTGATCGGAATACCCATGCGCCGCATCTCTTGATAGAGTGCAGCACCGTTGGACTTCTTCTCAACAATAAACGAATCTGGGTTCCACTCTTTATACTGTTCTAACACCATCGACTTCAAGTCAGGGAATTCTAACCGTTCTTTGATAGCATTTAATAGTATAATGTTGTGGTTCTTAGTGTTCTCGTTAAAAAATACCCCCCAAACCAACAGCGCATTGAAGTCAGCCCGGTTGTTAGTCTCTTGAGCGGCGTCCAACGACATGATGACAAACTCACAACTGGGCGGGTTGTCCGGCTCCCAAATCTGCCACCACTCTCTTTTAATAAGAGCGCCTTCTTCAGACGTCGGCTCCTGCATATACTGGGCTTGCCAATACCGCACATCCATCGACGCCTTCTTAGCCATCAACTCGTCTATTGGCCAGAACTCAGGCCAGAGGGGTTTGTCATTAAGAATGGCAGGGAATTCAACTACTTCCCACTCATCTGAGTCATCATTGCGTGTCATGTGGTCAACGATCTGACCAGTTAAGTCAAGCTTCGACCACCGTGTCATTACGACAATGATCGCACCACCCGGCATTAGTCGTTGGATTGGGCCTGACTGGAACCACTCCCATGCTGGTTCAAATACGTCCGCACGGCCTTGCATGGCCTGTTGTTCGGAATGAGGATCGTCAATAATGAACAGGTCAGCACCGCGACCAGCGAGAGCACCACCCACACCAATAGCAAAATACTCACCGTTAAAGTTAGTACCCCACCGACTAGCGGACTTACTATCAGCTTGTAACTCCACTTGAGGAAAGATGTCATGGTATAAGTCTCCACCTACTAAGTTACGGACTCGGCGTCCAAAATTTACCGCTAAATCAGCAGTATGTGAGGCCATAATGACCTTTTTCTGGGGGTATTTACCCAAAAACCACGCTGGTGCAAGGTAAGAAATCATCTCCGATTTGCCATGTCGAGGGGCAATATTGACGATTACACGCTTCTTTTTACCCGCTGCAATCTCTTCAAAGATCTTTGCAAGCCGATAATGGTGTGGCCCAACCTTATAACCGGGGTAAACATGTTTAATAAAGCTTAAAAAATCGTCTTTAGCTTTGGTTTTGATCAAATTTTCGCTATATTTCTTAAGCAAATCAGCCGTTTTGCGTTTCTGTGCATCAGGCATAGTCGGTAAAGCCGCCCGTAATCGGGCAATATCGTCCGGACTTATCCTTTGTACAGTGTTAGTCATGCAACTGGGGGTAATTCGTCTGCATTCTTAAACCCCCAAATCAACCCATCATCTGTGCTATCACACTCTGCGCACTGTATATCTGACGTTGCAAGCAAATAAAACTTGTCACCACCACACTGTTCGCAGGTTAGGGCTAGATCTTCCGGGAGTAACTTGGCATGGAGTTGGACAATATTACTCATCAGTAACATCCTCTGGGATATCACTTTCTTCTTCGTCGTCTTCTTCCATGTCCTCTACGTCTTGCACGTATCCAACGTAACCAGATGGGGGGACAATGGCATATTCAATATTATCAAGTACCGATAACAACTCTTTCTCAACCTCTTCCATAGGCTTAATTGTGATCGTAGTCTCGGAACGCTTCTTAAACGCGTCAACGCCGTCAATGTCACCCAACTTGGACAATGCTGCAATGCGATCTTTAGGGTTCTTGGCAGTTTCTACTTCATAGACCAACTTGTTGATGACGTACATCTTAAAGTCAGATAGCTCATTGACCAGCATCACGTTGGACTGCTCAATCATGCCCGCAAGGTAGGCCATCGTCTCGTCTTTGTACTTGGCAAACTCGGGCCGACTGTCTGGGTTAGTGACCATCTGGTGGGCTAAGGTCTCAGCCTCAACTTGTTCTTTTTCAGTTGGCACAATAGACCTGCCTTGCAGATCAGCCAACATTTTAATTGTGGTAGCTCTGAGTTTGATCTCGTCGTGCGGAGACATCTCAGGTATGTCTTTCACCGAGCGGGAAGGCAGCGGGATACCGCTCTCTATGTCAGGAATAAGTGTTTGCATGGGATCCCCCAAGTATTGCGCTATGTATACAGGTGACAAATAAAATTAGCAAGGGGCATAGGCGCAATTTAGTTTGCGTACACAACGTAGACGCAACTTATAGGAAATATATTAACTTTTGTATAAACGTGTTTAGACGTAGTTAATGATATGAAAGGAGGTAAGGAATCCTACCCGGGGGGTTTCCTATTAAAGATGGCGTACAAGTTGGGCTTGTCGGGGTGCCGCAGGGTCTAACTTTGTTGGAAGGGGTGCATTAGGTATCCGTGGCAGGGCCACTCCAGTTTCCTTCTCAACCTGCTACTAGCGCATCTAGTCAGACGCCATCACCCCTAATGTATCATTTATTAGTCATTAACTCAGTTAATGCATATTAAAATAGTCCCCCTAGTTTGAGGGGAGGTAAGGAATCCTACCCGGGGGGTTTCCCTATTAGAGCAGGGTGGGGGGTCTTGTATAACCGAGTTTTGAAAAAGTGCAGATTATTTGTGCGAACCCAAGTGTATCAGCTCGTAACGGAGTCCCAAAAATAAAAAGGGTGGTACGGGGTGTAGTGGGGTTGGGACTAAGAGTACAGAGTAAATCTGTTCCAAAATCTGTTCCAAAGTTTGGAACAAGGTGACATTGTTCCGATGTTCCAAAATCTGTTCCAACTTTGTTTTTGCTTTGGAACAGGTATTTACTTTGTTAATCAATAAGTTACAGCGTTCTGTTCCAATGTTCCAACTTTTTTGAAGGGTATAATTGGGACTGACAGGGTGACCGTGCGTGAAAGGGTGATGACCGCGAGTGACTTTGTCGACTTCTGGAAATTGCCCTATTTTGCACTTTGGAACAAATTTACATTTTTTGTCGCATTTAAAATAGAAAATACAAGATTCTCTCTCTTTATATATATATTATTATTATTATTATTAGTACATTCAATCACTTAACCTTTTTCCACTTTGTAAAACTTAACCAAATTTGAATTCTAATACAAGTTACGTTTTTGGAACATTGGGAACAAAACATAGAACATTAGAACAAAATCATGGGCGTTGCGCCGCTTCGCGTCGCCGGGCTAAAGCCCTAACGCTTTCGACGTCCCGTCGAGGAAACAGAGTAAGAACTAAATGAACTCGCTTTGCTCGTGTTCACTACGTTCACTTTGTGCCGAGTCACGTGTCCACATGACGTCGGCGTTTACCGCTGTCGCACGGTTCTAATAAGTTCATCGCTTAATTACTTAATTCACCGCATACAAATAAATTCCGGCATGGTTTTGCATGAGAGGGGCTGTGGATAAATTATCCACAGGTTATCCACAGGTTATCCACAGGTTACCAACAAGGTTATCCACAGGTTACCAACAAGGTTATCCACAGGTTACCCCCAATGCAGTGTGACCTTGTATAACGCCCACCACAAGGCGCAAACCAGACAGATACTGGCATATGGGCAAAGAAGAGATCACCGAGCCGCAACCATTATACAAGGTAGTCATAAAAGCCTATAAAACAAGCCTTTTTTGAATAGTCAATAATTATTAAATATTCTTAATAATCGGTCGCGCCCTGTTGACAGTAAGATAATTGACGCTCACCCGAGGGGTGACGGGGTTGGCCGTTTCCAACCACTTCAAAGAGGTTTAACTCATGAACGACTTACAAAAAGCCACGGCCTTAGTGCATTTCCTGATCGAACAAGGTTTCAAACTGACAATCTGCAACGGGGGCGAATCAATCGAATTCGCTTGGACAAACAACGCCCAAACAGTTATCGCGCACCTAAATCAAACAGGGTTGGATGATTTACTAACTGCACGTGACGGGCGCACCTGTTTCATTCAACTGGTCTACCAAGGCGAACCCGAATCGCTGATCGCAGACTACAGCGTGAGTCTCGAAAACCTAATCTTCGACTTCGAATCAATCATCACCGAAACCGAGGGAGCACACTAACCATGGGCGTTTACTACAGCATCGACACCGAAATCGAGATCGAAGTGTCCGACTTCGTGCAATCGATGGACGGGCACGACGAGAACGAGTGCGCCACGTGTCTGGCGCCTGAAGCACTGGTTTATGGGGTGATGAATGACGTGGAAGGTTTCGTAGAAACGCTCGCCCAGGAGCAAGCCCAAGAAATTGTCAACAGAATCAACGAGTTGCACCCGTCAACCCAGCCGCTCCCAGAAGAACCCCAACAGGATCAAGCACTTACAGAAATGAACAACGCTGTTCTGCGCCGAGCGGCCGAAGTTCTAGAAGCACTGCAACTGGTAATTGGGCTAGGCACACACAGCCAAGACGCAATGCACCTCCGCGCCATGATCAAAACCAACCAAATCTCACTAATCTAAAGGACACCTAAACATGAACACAACCACAACAGCCACTGGCCAGATTATCAACACCTCGTTCGGCGGCGCGGTCAACTCAACCGTGTCTCACCAATGGGCATCGCGACCGGACGACGAGCGATACACAAGCCTCACCGACCTACACGAACACTGCGCAACGCAACGGGCAAACAGCGTCGGCAAAGTACTGGCCAACCGTGACCTCACTGCCGTTCCAGTGGATGGCGACCACAAAGGACTGCACATTGTCGGCCGCGCTGGGCAACCGGTGGTGGCGGCGACCAATTGGTCATTCAATCAACTGGCGCAACTGGCCAAAGCCCCTGCCGGCTACCTACAAACTCTGCCCAGTGCGCTCACCGCCGACCTGATCAATTACGGGCTGCACGTCGCACGTGACCCCGAAGAGATGGGTGTACTGCTAACCCAGTCACTGAACGGAGACATACCAACCCTGCGCGCCGCGACTGGCGCTAACTACGGGCGAGTGTGGAACTCAGACATTACCCGCCGTCTAGTAGATCGCTTTGGCACTGGCATCGATGGTGACTTTAAAATCCCCGCCGAGTTCGGTGTACGTCAGCCGATCACCAAAGACAACACCACGCTCTACGCATCCGACCGCGATTTTTTCGTGTTCCTAGCGGACGAAGAAAACCGGATCGAACTGCCCAACCGCCGCGATGGGCGAACTGGCTCACTGGCTCGGGGTTTCTACATCAGCAACTCAGAAACAGGCGCAGGCACGTTGACCTTTGGTTGTATGCTTTTCGACTTCGCTTGCATGAACCGCAATCTTTGGGGCGTGAACGAGTTCCAAGAAATCCGCATCCGCCACACAAAGAGCGCGCCGCATAAACTCACCGAAACGTTGCTGCCAACGCTCAACGCTTTTGCACGTGAGAACCGCGACCAACTGACGACCATGCAATCGATGCTGATCGCGGCACAGCAAAAAAAGATTGACGACGTTGACGCTTTCTTACGTGCACGAAAATTCAGTGGCGTACAAGTTAACGCAATCAAGACAGTGGCAATGGCCGAGGAGGGACGACCTATCGAAAGCCTGTTCGACGCATCGGCCGCAGTCACAGCATACGCTCGAGGGATCACGCACCAGAACCAACGTGTGGAACTGGAACGGATCGGCGGCTCAATTCTAAAACTGGCGGCCTAATCATGAAATTGTGGCACGTGCTTATGGTCGCGGGGGTTGCTTTCGCTCTTGCGGCTGTATTCGAGAGTCCGACACGGTGCGCTTGGCTCTGCGTGGGGTCACTAACCTGCGCGTGGCTCGCTAACCGACAACGTTAACCTAAAAAAGGTAACCCCCCCTAACGGGGGGGCAATCCCAAGAAAAAACTATAGAACGGCACTGGTATCAAACAACAACGCGGCAAAACTGTAAAAACATAATTTATAAACTATAGGACGTAAAAACCATGGCATCGGAAAAACCTAACGGCAAAGTTATCTATCGCGGTTCATCACTATTTGATGGGACGCCGATTATTGTGGTGGCTATTGGAATTAATCAGAAGAGTGCTAATCGCAAGACTGGCAACATGATCCAGACTCATATTCTGCGGGAAGATGTCGCGCCGATTGAAGCAATTAGAACAGGCGATGATGCTTCAATATGTGGTGACTGCAAACATCGAGGGGACGGTACAGGCAAGGGACGTACGTGTTACGTAAACGTAGGACAGGGTTCTACTGTCGTATGGAAGACATACAAAGCAGGCGGGTATCCGATAGCAAATTATGACGACATACCCTCTATCGGGTTAAATCGATTAGTACGCATCGGAACCTATGGCGATCCTGCCGCTGTGCCAGTAACCATATGGCAAAGACTGCTACGCAATGCAATAGGGAGCACAGGATATACGCATCAGTGGCGCACACGGCCAGAACTGAAGGAATTCTGTATGGCATCCGCTGATAACGAGCACGAAGCGGCGGCGGCACAGCGTGATGGGTGGCGTACGTTTCGGGTAGCAATGCCTAACCATGCTACGCGGTCAAAAGAATTACTAAACGAAGCAATCTGTCCGGCCAGTGCGGAAGCAGGGAAGAAACTAACGTGTGATAGATGTTTAGCGTGTGATGGCACTGCGTCATCCCGTAAAGGTTCAATTGTCATTCAGGCACACGGCGGCACTGCTGTCATGTCAAACATAAGGAAAGCGGCGTAATGAAAACCAAAACGACCTTGGGGGCGCACAGCCCCTGCGGAGAAAAGCACTGGTATCGGCAACAACGCGGCGAAAAAATATATTTATTACGTTGCGCTTTGGCTGATTTACAGGGGATGGTAGAAGAGATCGACCCGTCGGGTGACCGTGTGCATCCGGCATGGACGACGATTAGAGAGATTAAACAACTATTAAATAGGTATGACATGGACAACACACTCAACACAATGGCACAGATAGAAAATTTTATTTTATGGTACGCAAGCGATGAGGCATTGCGTGACAAGTTGCTGACTGCCGCCGAACAGTACGTCAGCGAAGTATTACCAAACGAGGAGGTGTGAGATGAAGAAATGGACAGTCGTTTTAGTGACGAAGGAATATCACGAAATTGAGGTTGAAGCGGTTGATGCCAATTCGGCTATCACTGCCGCGATTGAGGCAGGGATTGAAACCCAACAACCGGATGATACTGGCGATGCAGAATGGTTTGCAGATGAAGTGAAGGAGGTGTGACATGGAATTAAAGACTATTGAGTTAGATGGCAAGCGTATTGCTTACACCGACATGACCGAGTTTTTTGTGCAGGTAGGCCGAGGCAAGGGTGCGTATAAAACTCGTTACAAGATCACGGGCAATCTATCGCAAGCCGTGTGGTATTACCGCTGTATCAATGTTGGTAACGGCTACAAGAAACGCCTGTATGTGCCGACGTTCAACAAGCCGTTGCTTGCACGACAGTTTTCATAAGGAGGTGTGTAATGAAGATTGAATTGACTCGCGATATGAGCGACATTAAAGAATACCGCGTGACCGTAGATGTGCATTTATGGGCATCCAGTCCAAAAGATGCACTAAAAAGAGTTCGCACCGACATGGATTTTTTGGTTGATAATAAAACAGATGGGGATATCAGTTGGTATTTTCCCCCATCGATTGATGACGTGAGGGAGACTTAAGATGAAAAGAATGTATCTGTATCAGGTAAAACTGTACACGACAGCAGTGCAAGAACTGGAGGTTGAGGCGTCTAGTGAAGAAGATGCTATTGAGCAAGCCAAAGAGTGCGGTATCCGTGACGAACAGCACGACTGGGTTGAGGGCGAAGAGTTTGAAACAGAAGTAATAGAGGATTTGTAATGACTTTAACAGTGCATTGTTTAGTGTGTGATCATACGTATGCAGAGCCAGAAGTTAATCTGGAAGAGTGCCCTCATTGTTTTAATGGGGACATGAGTAAGACGGTGTATCTGCAACCGAGTGAAGATGATTATGGAAGTAACGAATGGGCAGGAGGTAAATAACATGACGACAACATCTAGAACAAGAACAGTATATAAATTCAAGTATCTATACATAAGTGGGCAAGCAGGAGACGAAGAGGCTAGGTGGACATATGCAGAGCAAGAATATCCATCGGCAGAGGTGGCTGAGACCGCCGCACGTAAAGCATTAGAACGTCTGCAAGGGAGTCGGTTCTACGTAGGCAGTATGCAGATAATCGAGCGGACGATAACAATACACGACAAACTGTGGTCGGAAATAAAATAACCGTGGGGGGCGCAAGCCCCCTGCACCCAGACAACTGGTATCGGCAACAACGCGGGTTTAAAATGACACCGGAAGCAAAAGTTAAGGCAAAAGTCAAGTCGATTCTCAAAGAACTAAATGCGTATTACGCTATGCCAATGGGTACTGGCTATGGCAGTTCGGGTGTGCCGGACTTCCTAGTTTGTTATCAGGGCAGGTTCTATGGGATTGAGTGTAAGGCAAATGGCAATAAGCCCACTGCGTTACAGATGTTTAACCTGATGGAGATTAGGCGATGCGGTGGGATTGGTTTAGTAATTGATGAGACAAATGTAGATACATTAAAAAAGGAATTACAGAATGACTAAAAAGAAAGAAGAGTTAGTTGACCATGCGCCGAGGTTAACTGCGGTAAGAGAATCGATGGGTCATGTATGGGTTGAAGACCCCCCTGCATTGACTGACAAAGAGATTGATATGTGGATGATTGGCAGTGACGCGGTGAATAACCCTGTACATTACAACGTCGGTGGTATCGAAACGATTGACTACATTGAGGCTAAGGAACTGGGTTATCACCTAGGGAACGTCGTCAAGTATGTCTCACGTGCAGGGCACAAGGGTGAACGCTTAGAGGACTTAAAAAAGGCTAGGTGGTATTTGGATCGCGAGATCAACAATTTACAATGTGATTCACAGGACGAAGAATGATGGTCACAGAACAAAAGGCATCTAAGAAGATTGCTGACCTTACTGCCATCGTTAAGATGGTTGGTGAGATTAAAGATACTGTTGAAGATAACAAAGTTAACCTTGCTGATCTGCGTGACTGGCAAGAGACCTTGGAGATGCGTCAACGGGCGTTGGAGGATATGTACGACGTTGAGAAGATGAAGAAGTTCATGAAGAACTTAGAGACTTTATCTGACATGGATATCGCCAGACGTGATGCGATCTTGAAGAAAAGTATCAAGACAACTATCACGGAACTAAAAGATACGGCGGCAGAGACTCAGCGTATGTTACAGGCACAATTGGTACGTGCGTCTACGATGACTGAAGTAATTAGGTTCATTGATGTTGAAGCCCCAAAGGATACATACGGCTCGGTACAGAAACTAATTGCTTGGTTAGATAAGTCAGACAAGTGGTGGATGCAAAAGCAATACCTGAGAGTGTGGCAGTGGGCGGCATTGTTGGTTCCGAGTCGGCGTAAAGAATGGGAGGCTCGGTTCGGCAAGGCTTTGGACATGGAGATAGAAGCAGATCGTAGGCTTGATGAAGAAGAGGAGTTCGAGAATGACATCGTTAACGACATGGTGGATTAATTTAGGTTGGGCGAAAGCGTGTTTGGTTGCGTTGATTCCATTAGTTATATATGGCGTTTATACAATTTACAGGGATTTTAAAAATGACGACTTCTAATGATATGTATGTGATCTTTAAGAATGATGAGAACGGTGTAGAGAAGTATTTGGCCAAGGCTCCGCCTAAGTATGACGCGGGTGTAAGCAGTTGCCCAACGACGATTGAGGTGGGACAGGCTATGCCGTTTCAGACAGCGCGGACGGCGTATGACTTTGCCAAGCAGTACTATGGACTACAGTTGTTCCGTGTAGGGCGACGCAAGTGGGCTGGTGCAGTACGCAAACCATTTAATAAGAAACTGCGCGAAGCAAGTTTGTTTGGAGTATAACGTGAACAGCGCAGACTTCATTGGGCAAGAACTGTTTGAGATCGCGGATGACCTGATGAAGTCTCAGCGCGATATGATTGAGCGTCAGAATGAGTTGATCATGCGGCTCATGGATCGCATAGATTGGTTAGAGAAACAACAGAACATGGCAGTGGGGATTAAAGGACTATGAGTACTGAAGACATCGTTACTCGGCTACGTATGTACGCCGAAGACCTACACAGCGCGGGTGGATTCAATGGCTATGCAAGTGCTATGTCACTTGCCGCTGATGAGATCGAACGTCTACGTCAAAAGGATTCTCCTTATCAGATCGCCGTGCTTGATCGAGGGTTCGTTTATATCGGTCGTGTGAAATGGAACGATGATGTTTTGACTATCACCGATGCAAGATGTATCCGTCGATGGGGTACAACGAAGGGCTTAGGCGAATTAGTGAATGGCCCGACAGAAGAAACAATTTTGGACACGGTTGGCACTGTCCACGTTCCAGAGCATTCGCTGATCCACTTGATTGATGTGGTGGAGTCCGCGTGGAAAAATATCTAACTTTAAACGGCGGCGGCGATGTCAATGGTTATGGCGATGGGTATAGTCACGGCTATGGTTGTGGTTCAGGCTATGGTTTCGGCTACGGCTATATGTTTGGATCAGATAAAGGCTCAGGATTTGGTTCAGGCTACGAATATGGCTTTCGTATGGGGAGGAGCGGTGACGGCTACGGCGATGGTTATGGCGATGGTCTAGGTGATGGCGATGGCGACATAGGAGTTTGAAATGAGTGACCATGAAATGATTACGTATTTGTTTTGGTTTGCGATTATCGACAGTGCAGTATATTTAATTACGCAGTGGAGAAACCGCGAATGAACCGAAATGATATTATTCGGATGGCGCATAAATCAAATTTGGTATGGAGATCGGAGGCGTCAAGAAAAAATCTTGATCCATTTATATGCAATTGGCATGGAAGTGATGAAGAACTTTTTAATTTCGCCGCCCTTATCGCTTCACAGGAACGTGAGGCGTGTGCGAAGGTGTGTGATGATTTGGTTGCTGACGGAATGAGGGGAACGCCGGAATGGAATAGCGGCGTACTGAATTGCGTCGCAGCCATCCTCGCACGGGGGGAGAAGCCGTGAAGATTCCAGAGATAGCATTGTTTGCATACCAGACCAAAGGCGAGGCGCTTGAGGTTGCTAATCATCAAGAGGATGTTGAGGTAGCGACTGTCTACATCAAGAAAGGATTCAGCCTTGCTGAAGTCCCTGTGTGTTATCTGGTGCTGCCGAAGGAGAAGCAATGAGCATCATCACCATAGACTTTGAAACTTACTACGACAAGGATTATTCCCTGTCGAAGATGACAACTGAGGAGTACATCAACGATCCGCGCTTTGAAGTGATTGGCGTTGGGATCAAGTGGGACGACCACCATACGAAATGGCTTGTAGCAGGGACGGAAGATTTCAACGACGAGATGGAAGAACTGCAAGTAGTCGCATCCGACTGCGCCATCCTCTGTCACAACACCATGTTCGATGGAGCCATTCTTGCGTGGAAGTACGGGGTGATTCCGGGAATGTACTTCGATACTCTGTCAATGGCACGAGCCAAGCATAGCATGGAAGTGGGTGGATCATTAAAAGCACTGGCATCATATTATCAAATAGGAGAAAAGGGTGATGGAGCCATCAACGCAATCGGAAAGCGAAGAAGTGATTTTACTGCGCAAGATCTTGAAGGTTATGGAGAGTATTGCCGAAACGATGTTGCTCTCACGTATAGATTATTTGAAAGGTTACAACCTTTCCCAAACGATGAATTCCGTCTCATCGACCTTACAACGAGAATGTACACACAACCCCAACTTAAGGTAGACGATGCGCTACTTGTACAGAGACTTGTACAAGTCAAAGAGGCTAAATCAGAACTGTTAGCAGGGTTGATGGAAGCACTGGGTTGTGACAATGAGGAGGCGGTCAGACAGCATTTAGCGAGTAATCCTAAATTTGCCGCGTTACTAGAACAGTTTGGTGCTAAGGCTCCGATGAAGGTTAGCATGACAACAGGGAAAGATACCTACGCACTTGCTAAAACTGATGAGGGGTTTATTGAGTTACAGGATCATAACAATCCATTCGTTCAGCAGTTATGCGCTGTACGTCTGGGAACTAAATCAACTATTGAGGAGAGTCGAATTGAACGTTTTATTGGGATCGGCAAGCGTAATCGTGGTTTCATTCCTGTGCCTCTACGCTATTATGGCGCTCATACAGGCCGTTGGTCGGGGCAGGACTCAATTAATTTCCAGAATCTACCCTCACGGGACAAAAGTAAAAAGGCTTTGAAGAATGCCATTCTTGCACCTGATGATCATTACCTAATCAATTCAGACTCTAGTCAGATTGAGGCTAGGGTGTTGGCTTGGTTAGCAGGGCAGGATGACGTGGTTCAACAATATCGGAACGGCGATGACGTCTATTCGGTGTTTGCAAGTAAGATATTTAACCGCAAGATAACCAAGGCTGACCCTGTTGAACGGTTTGTAGGCAAGACCTGCATCCTAGGTTTGGGCTATGGGACAGGAGCGGCTAAGTTACAGCAGACTCTGTCTCTTGGTGGGGCTGACTTAGACTTAGATGAATGCAAACGTATTGTCAGTATCTACCGTAATGAGAACTATAAGATTCCCGAACTGTGGAAGTACTGTGATATTGCACTGCAACATTTGATGTTTGGTCAAGGTAAGGTAATACGGCTTGGTGCACCAAAAACGGCTGTTTGGGTAGACCCGAATGAGGGGGTTCAGTTACCCAATGGTCTGTATATCCGCTATCCGAAACTACGTTATGGTGAGGAGTCTAAACTGGTCTACGATTCGCGTAGAGGGCTTGTAAACATATGGGGCGGGGCTATGGTGGAGAACATCGTCCAAGCCCTAGCACGGATCATTGTGGGGCAACAAATGCTACAGATATCAGAGCGTTACAAAGTCGCTTTGACTGTCCATGACTCTGTTGTCTGCATCGTACCCGATGCGGAACTGGAACAAGCCCTTGCGTTTATTGTGCAAGTTATGTCTACTGCACCCTCTTGGTGTACAGACTTGCCTGTGGCCTGTGAGGCCAAATATGGACGGACATACGGAGATTGCTGATGCTTAAAGCAGATGGATTCGACGACGCAATCGTAGGTGTAGGTACGCATTTCAATACGGATGTAATTATCTATAACTACGATGACTGTGTGCAGATTCTAGTGGATCGAGACGGTATGACGTACGAAGAAGCCATAGAGTTCATGGAGTACAACGTGTGTGGCGCATGGGCAGGTCAAGGTTCCCCAGTCTTTTATCGCGGTTCTTACGAGGAGGATGACTATGGCGGCTAAAAAGAAAGCGAAGAAGGAACACGTTTACCAATTGAAAGACGGTGTGTGGTATCGATCCGCACATGGTAAGCCACCATACCATCATGAGTGCTGTGACTGTGGGTTAGTCCATATCATTGAATATAAATACGAGGGCGGCTCTACGTGGGAAAAATGGCAAAGAGACGAGAAGGCTACGACCAAGGCTCGGAAACTCAGGGCTAAAGAAGAAGCAGGTGGTTAAGTGGTCATTCAGCGGCCTTAAGGACTTCGTCAACTGCCCAAGGCAGTACAACGAGGTTAAACGTCTTCAGCGTTACGTTAAGAAAGTATCGCAACAGATGTTATATGGGACTGAAGTCCATAAGGCTCTGGAGGATTACGTTCGTGACGGGACAGAGTTGCCCAAGTTCTACCAGAAGTATAGACCGATGGTGGATTCATTGGCGTCGATTCCGGGGGTCAAGTATCTAGAACATAAGATGGCTTTGAACCTTGCTTTGAAACCATGTGACTTTGATTCTGAAGATTACTGGGTACGCGGCATTGTAGATTTTATGGTAGTAGGTGGAGATGGAACTGCGTTCATTGTCGACTATAAAACTGGCAGTGCTAAGTACCCTGATCCCAAACAATTGAAACTGATGGCACTGATGACGTTCGCGCATTTCCCAGAAGTAGAATTGATTAAAGCAGGATTGTTATTTGTAGCGCATGACGTATTTATGCCAGAAGAATATCGACGAGAAGACATTAAATTTTTATGGGACGTATTCAAATGGGACTTGGAGCGTCTGAATATGGCGGCAGACACTGATTCATGGCCAGCGAATCCAACGCCGCTATGCAGGTGGTGTCCAGTAGTTACTTGCGAATTTCATAAGGAATGATCATGACTGAGAAGGCTAGACCGTACAAGAAAGAGTATCAAAAACAACTTCAGCGAGGCGAACATGAAGACCGTATGGAGCGTCAACGAGCGCGACGTGCGTTGGATAAAAAAGGAATCAGTCGCAAGGGAAAAGATGTTGCGCATGTCAAGGCGTTGTCCAAAGGTGGTAGCAACAAAAATGGTGTGCGCCTTGAGCCGCCTAGTAAGAACCGTTCTTTCAAACGTAACCCAGATAGTTCGATGAAATGAAAACTTACATACATGTTAACCAACATGTCATAAGAGCGAACAAAAAGGACGGAGTGAGTGATCCACCTATCACAGTAAAGCAGGGTAAGAAGAATACGTATTGCAGTAGTGTCCGTATATTGGGGCCTTCTGAAGTAATTTATTCTGGGAATGATAAGCCGCTGTTATCTTGTGGGGCTAGGATTGCCATCGTTACAGACAGTGAAGTTGAAATATGCAAATAATAGATAACGAGGCGGTGCAGATTAGTCTGCCATCGCATGTCGCGATCAGGGTTATTAACGAGATAGAAAAGGCAGAGCAGGTTTCAGATGATGAGGTATTAGTCTATTGGCAACATGAGGAGATGGAGGCTCTGGCTGACATCGTGGACAATGATCCCGATGCATCTATCAAAGTCCCATCGCCTATGTTGCGTGATTACAAGTGGCCGGGGCTTTTTACGCCGTTCAATCACCAGAAAGAAACAGCGTCGTTTTTAAGTATACGCAAACGTGCGTTCTGTTTTAATGAGGCAGGTACGGGTAAGACGGGTGCGGCTATATGGGCGGCAGATTATCTAATGAACCAAGGTCTCATTAGACGTGTATTGGTTATCTGCCCATTGTCGATTATGTATTCGGCTTGGCAAGCAGACGTATTTAAGACGGCTATGCATCGTACGTGTGGTGTGGCGCATGGTTCTAGAGATAAGCGAGTAAAGATTATTAACGGTGAATACGACTTCGTTATCATTAATTATGATGGCGTCCAGATTGTCTCAGATGTAATTGAGTCAGCAGGGTTTGACTTAGTTATCATCGACGAGGCTAATGCTTATAAGACTGCGTCAACGAGACGCTGGCGGACAATGTCTAAACTGATGAAAGCGGATACTCGGCTATGGATGATGACTGGCACACCTGCGTCACAGTCGCCTATGGATGCATTTGGTCTAGCACGTATGGTGTCCCCACACAAGGTTCCAAAATTCTCTACGTCATGGCGCGATAAGGTCATGACTCAGATTACTAGGTTCAAATGGGTGGCACGTCCAGATGCCAAGGAAAAGATTTTTGCCGCACTGCAACCTGCTATTCGGTTTACCAAACAAGAATGTCTTGATCTACCTACGTTGACTTACCAGACACGAGATGTGCCGTTGTCTGCCCAAGCAGAGAAGTACTATAAGACGTTAAAACAACAGATGTTAATTCAAACTGCGGGGCAGAATGTCAGCGCAGTTAATGCGGCATCAAGTCTTAGTAAGTTGCTACAGATATCTGGTGGAGCCGTATATACCGATAAGCATGATGTTGTCGAGTTCGATATATCTCCCCGTCTAAATGAATTGCAATCAGTACTTGAAGAGACCTTGAACAAAGTAGTAGTATTCGTTCCCTTTCTCCACACCATAACCGTAGTGACTGAATATCTACGTAAGCAGGGTTACTCTTGTGAGGTGATTGAAGGGGCGGTATCCGCGAAAAGGAGGTCGGAGGTAATCAATCTATTTCAGACGCAGACAGATCCAAGGGTATTGGTGATCCAACCGCAGTCAGCCGCACATGGTATTACATTGACTGCCGCAGATACATTAGTGTTCTGGAGTCCTGTGATGTCAGTTGAAACATACATCCAATGTATTGGGCGTATTGATCGTGTAGGGCAACAGAACAAAATGACCGTCGTACATCTGCAAGGTTCAGATGTCGAACGTAGGGTATACGGGATGTTGCAAGGTAAAGTTGATAGTCATAATAAGATAGTTGATTTGTATAAACAGGAGATGGAACAGTGAGTAACATCAATGTCGAGGAGTTGGTTGAAGCCTATTTAGCCATCCGGACAGAGCGTGACAGGATACTTAAAGAGTATGAGTCCGCAGATGCAGAGTTGAAGAAAGATATGAGTGAGTTAGAAGCAATGATGTTGGGTGTATGTAACGAGGTGAACGCCGATAGTATCAAGACCTCACATGGCACGGTGATGCGTAGACTTAATGAACGGTACATCTGCAATGACTGGGATGGGTTCAGAGAGTTCGTATTGGAGAATCAGGTAGTCGATCTGTTAGAGAAGCGAATTCATCAGAGTAACTTCAAGCAGTTCTTTACCGAGCATGAAGACGAGGGTCTTCCTCCGGGTGTCAGTGTGATGCGCGAGTATGGCGTATCAGTTCGCAAATCTTCTTAATTAAAGGTAGTAAAATGAGTAACGATATTATTCGGTCGATCCAAAATGGCCTTGCCAAACTCCCAGTAGGCATGGGTTTAGATGAAGACACTCGCGCCGTAGCGGGTACTGGCGGTAAGGCTAGTGGTGCTAAGCGCATCTCTATCAAAGGCGGTGTGTTCCGTAAGATTGTTGGCGGCAAAGAGATGGCCGCTATTGAAGATCGCTTTATGAACATTGTCTTAGTTCGTATGTCGCATGATGCCGCACGTACTTACTATTCACAGGGCTATCAGGAAGGCACTAAGACTGCGCCAGTTTGCTGGTCGAGCAATAGCAAGACTCCTGATGAGTCAGTCCCTAACCCACAAGCCAAACGTTGTGACCAATGCCCACAAAGCATTAAGGGTTCTGCACAGGGTGGAATGGGTTCGGCTTGTCGTCTGCAATGGCGTACAGCGGTTGTACTTCCTGATGATGTTGGTGGCGATGTTATGCAGTTAGTATTACCTGCTACATCAGCATTCGGCAAAGAGGAAGCCGGTAAATGGCCATTCGTTCCTTACGTTCAGATGTTGGCTAATAACAATGTTAGTGCGTCGGCAGTCATCACTCGGATGCAGTTCGATACTAAGTCGCCTGTACCTAAGTTATTGTTCTCTCCAGTTGGCATGATCGATCCAGATGATGCAGAGATTCTTTTGCGTCAGGCTAAGTCTGATGCGGCGGACGAGGCAATTAAGTTAACCGTATTCCAGACTGATGAAGGTATTGCACCTGAACAGGTTGTAGCGGCTCCAGTAAAAGAAACTAAGAAAAAGGCTAAGGTAGAAGCCGAGGTTGAAGAGGTCGCGGTTGCAGAGCCTGTATTGCGTGAGGCTAAGAAGCCCGATGCTAGCCCTACTCCCGATGCGCGTAGCGTGATTGATAAGTGGAAAAAGAAATAGGAGTCTGACATGGCACGTCCTTACGGTGACAAATTTCTACTAGGGCTAGGCAAGAAGAGCGAGAGCAATGCACTGGGTCTCCAGTTGGCGAGAACTTGCATTGCGGCGAACCTTCCTGTGGTTTATGTAGCAGAAGCGTTAAGGACTTCCAAGACAACGGTTCACAATTGGTTCAGAGAGACTTATGGTGTTCACGAAAAGAACAGAGCCAGAGTCGAGGCGTTTATAGAAGCCGTGCAATCTGATCTCAAGGTGGACTTGTTGCCTGTCAATACGACTAAAGAAGCAAGGGATTATTTACGATCTATATCTCGTAACTTAACCCAGTAAGTGTTACCCCTCCTGTTGCCGGGGTTTATAGCCCCGGCTTTTTTATCTCTGTAGGTTATGGAAAAACAATATTTTTACGAGAAAGCATTACCAACGCAGGGCGTTTATTGTGCGGCAGGAATCAAGCAAGGGCGGGTCTTGCATCGGTTCGCAGAATCAATTGACGCGCTGATCCAACAAGTCGACAAACTAAAAGAGGATGGGTTCAATGTCTATGTAGCACCGAATACGTTTGAGGGGCATAGTCGCAAATCAGAAGACGCTGTCTATGGACGGTCGTTCTTCGTAGACTTAGATGTTAACCACGGGGCTGTCTGTTACACGAGTAAAGACGAGGCTCTTAGTGCGCTTGATACATTCATCACGGAGACAGGGTTACCGCCTCCTGTGCGCGTAGACTCAGGCACTGGCATCCAAGCATATTGGGTGTTTGAACGTGATGTGCCAGCCAAAGAGTGGCATGCATATGCAGAAAAGTTTAAAGACTTTTGCGCTGAAAAAGGTTTGCTAATTGATCCATCTGTGACAGCAGATACGGCGCGGATCATGCGTTGTCCGGATACTTATAATTATAAAACTGATCCACCAAATAAGACCTATGTCTTAGATGATGATATTAACCAGTATGACTTTGGAATGTTTGAAGAGTTCCTAGGCAAGGTAGATATCACGCCTAACCTAAGAGCAATACTTGCTGACGCCCCTAAAGGATTAGATAGTGATACTGCCGCATTCCGAGATGACTTTGACTATGTCTTTAACGATATAGCGATATCAAGTCTTGAGGGTAAAGGGTGTAACCAGATACGTTACATCTTAGAACAGGCCGACAAGATTCCTGAGCCACTGTGGTATGCAGGGTTATCTGTAGCGGTACGTTGCTCAGATGGTCATGAGGCCATTCATAACATGTCTGATGGGCATCCGAGTTATAGCGTTGCAGAAACTAATCGCAAGGCTAAACAGTCTTTGGATAACGCCTCATGGGCACATTCATGTAAATCGTTTGAGAAGGAGAATCCGGGTGGGTGTAATGATTGTCCGTTCAAAGGGAAACTACGATCCGGTTCCCCAATTGACCTTGGACGCAGACTTAAAGAAGCCCCAACGGCAGAAGAACTTGCCAAGGAGAACTCAGTTGGGGTCGATGAGAATACCCAAGAGATTCACGCGTTCCCAGACTACCTGAAACCTTTTGTTCGGGGTCGTAATGGCGGTGTGTTCCACATGCCTCCACCAGATGAGAACGGAGATCGGGATGAGCCTATCTGTTTGACAGCGAGTGACTTATATCCAATTAAGCGGATGCACTCAAAGTATGACGGTATGAGTCTTTTGATGAGGCACATATTGCCCAAAGATCCTATTATGGAATTCCTACTTCCTCTGAAGTCAATTTATGCATTCGACATGCTGAAGAAGACTTTGGCAGAACACGGAGTTATCTTCCATGTGTCCCTGACTCAACGGATGTTTGAATATCTGAGTAAGTGGGACGTTTATTTACGCAATAAAGAGAAGGCAGAAATTATGCGGATGCAAATGGGTTGGACTGAGGAAAAGGATGCCTTTGTGGTAGGCGGTATTGAGGTGTCAAGCGCAGGGATGGAAACCCCATCAGCGGCCTCCCCGATGATCAAGAACATCTCTAAACTGGTGAAGCGGGTAGGAGAGTATGATGTCTGGAAGAAGTCTGCCCAAGCCCTAAACGAACCGGGTTTTGAGATCCACGCACTGGGTCTATTACAGGGGTTCGGATCGCCCCTAATGTACCTGACGTCGACTCCGGGGGCTTCAATCTGCTACCAGAGTACTGACTCAGGGGTAGGCAAGTCTGGGGCGCTGTACGCCGGTTTAAGCGTGTTCTGTGACCCCTATAACATCTCGGTACTAGAGGGTAATGCCACCGATAACGCCTTTATTGGACGGTATCTTGGTCTTAAGAATATGCTATTTGGGATTGACGAAGCATCAAATATTGACCCTGAAATTTTATCTACGCTTCTCCACCGGATATCGCAGGGTAAGGCCAAACTGCGTATGCAGTCCTCTGTAAACGCTGAAAGAGACCTAGAAATGTCAGCCTCCCTACAAGGCGGGTTTACGTCTAACCAGTCTTTGTACGACAAACTATTCTCTTTGAAAAGCGCCCCACAGGGTGAACTGGCGCGGCTAATTGAATTCCAGATGAAAAAGCCTATCCAAATGGAACAGGACGCTACTCTCGGCTTGCGTATATTCAACCCATTCCGTCAGAACTATGGGTGGGCAGGGCCGGAATTCATTAAGCACTTATACCTACGCGGTGAGCCATATATCGTTAAGATCATTGAGAAGTGGGCAATCCTATTTGCCAAGGACTATGGTGGTTCATCTGAATATCGGTTCTATATGAACGTAATTGCGGCCTGTTTTGCTGGCGGAGAATTAGCTAAAGAAGCAGGGATCATCGACTTGGATTTGGACAGGATATACAAGATCGTTATGCTTAACCTAATACAGATTAGGGATAAGACGGTCAAGTCAGGTGTAGTGGATTACAAGAGTTTAGTGACTGAGTACTACTATAAGAACCTGCGTAACTTCCTTATCTTTAACGAGGAGCGAGTAACGACTGAACCAAGTGGGCCGATGTTGGTAGGCAGGATTGAAATGTCCACACAACGTGTGTACATCAACAAGGCGGAGTTCAAGAAGTTCTTGGCCGAGAAGCAGGTTAGCACTCGTGAGTTCGAGATGACTCTTGAGAAGGAGAAGATCTTGATTGGTACTGAGAAGAAGCGGCTGTCTTCTGGATGGAAGGCTGGTACTGGGGCTACGTCACCTATCACCGTCTACGTGTTTGCAAGTGTATTAGAGATAGCACCTACCGATGGAGAATGAATTCAAAGAGCCTGAATGGCTACTACCTTTTGAGGGGATGAATATAGGGGATAGTTTCTTTATCCCCACCCTTAAACCTGCCAACATGATTTACATTATGGACACCCGAGCCAAGGCGGCTAAGTATAAAGTGCGTACTTCCGTAGTCGTACACGACAATTGCCTTGGAGTTAGGGTTTGGCGTATAGGTTAGGGATCTATACCATAATTATGGAGCTTGTCGACTATAATTCGTTTACTAACATCTAATTGGTCACGATTAATATCAAGAAGCTCTTTTTTAATTTGAGGTGTAAAGTAAGGGTTAGTACGAATAGAAGTAGCTTCTTGTTGTAACTTTTTAATGTTACCCAATCCTGAATTGTAAGTGGCCACTGCGGAAGGAGCTAACGGGTTTTTACTAATCCACTCAGCCACAAAAGCTTTATCTGGATGTGCTAGATGCTGTCGCATGTCTATAATTTTATCCGAGACGGCAGTATAATCTTGTGCATCCATGTCGCTTTTAGTACCAACAAAACTACCAAGGAAAATCTTTGGGCTAATATTCTTTTCGCCTTCAAGGGCAAGACGTAGATCATTCCCCATACCTGCAAATTCTGCAATGCCATCAAATAAATTAGTAGCTGTAGAATAAAGCGCATTGGGACTCAAGTTCATATTCAAATGTCTATAAGCATAATCTGCCATTTCTTTGTACAGTTCTGGAATGGATTGTCCACCAGAATATGCGTCGCTTAATTTGCCAGCAATCGTGTTATATATTGGGTGCCCCATTGAATCAGAGTTCATTGCTAAATCTACAATAAGTTTGGTTGAGGTTGGTGCGATTGTATCTAATAAGAATCCAAAAAAGTTTTTCAGAGGACTTTTAGATGACATCTGCGTAGGAGATGATTCCGCCGCAACTCTACCCATATTAGATACGTACTGTTTAAATGACTGATGCCCCATCAATAGTGCACAAGTCTGATATCCCGGTGCTATGAATGTTCTTTGGAAAAATCCAAATGGGGGTTGAAAAATTTGTCCATTAGGCAACGGAATTCTCATACCCCGAATTGATCGCGATTTATCATCAGATACTAAAAAGTTGCGGCCTTGTGAATCCTTACCCCAAGGTGACATTTCGCAATATAAATAGTTCATTGCATAAAGTACAAACCCACTACCTATGGCGGCTTTAATAAGCCCGCGAGTAAGTGATCTTAAGAATCTATACTTATGCCCAATTTCATCCCGCTTTTCTTCATTAGCGAGGTCTTCTTCGGGAAGAACTTCATCAATTGCTTTTTCTATAGCTGCATCAGACATTAGGGCAGGGCGTATAAGATTATCAACTGTAATTTGTAGTGTAGTTGAAGCTGGCCCCCAGAATGCATATAGCGTCCGCATGGTAGGGTCTTTACCACGCAAATTAAAATTTGATAAGTCTTTAGCTACTTTGACCGCAATCTGTCTTGCCTCTAAAGGAGATCTTCCTTTATCTAATTCTATACGTTTTACTAATGAGTATGCAGTAACTCGACTTATATTATCGAAAGATCTATTCCAGTTATCAAACAACATATCTATAGCGGCTAATGATTTTTTTGCTATGTTACCTGAAGTAATATCTTTAAGACGCTGTGGAGCCATTGTAGGATATAGGATATGGGCATGGGCAGCAGGGCCACCACCTTGCATCCATTCTAAACAATCTTTGATCCACGGATCTTTTGCTGCCCACGCTTTAAGTTCAGATAATCGATTTTGATTATATAGATTAGCAGCTTGATAGGATTTAAATCCATTACCACTAAATAAATTAGTGATAACTTGTGACGTATATGCAGAACGCGATATTTGGTTATTGTATTGTGCTGGCAATACTAAAATATTACCTAGGATATGGCTCGTAGTTACAAACGGAGCAAACGCGAGTCGGAATCGGGTTAGTTGACTAGCAATTTTATTAGTAACCCATCCTATTGCTCTAAGCGCGGCATTCATTTCTATATTAGGTCGTCTTAACCCATCTAAAAACCGCTGGTCATCAACACGATAAATATCTGTGTCGCCGTTCTTATTGATATGTGAAATTGTCCCGCCGATTTTAGCTTCAGGATATTGTTCGTATATATCTGGATTAAGAAACCTATCTGCTGCGGGGATAGTAGCTATATGTGCACCCGCCAATTCCCCATTATCAATTAGATTTTTAACGGCTAATGTAACACCTTCTTTACTTGCTTTGGCCGCAGCACGATATGTATCGTAGATCATCTGGTTAATGACGTTCTCGGTCATGTGCCGACCGCCTTCCATACCTTTAGTTAACCCAGCCACATCTCCCAGATTACGTGTACCTTCTAAATCTGTAGGGTCAACATCTCCGCGTGGACTTTTCATAGGAGCATAATTATCTGCTCCATATAACCCCTTAGTAATATCATCTAGATGTTCGTGCCAATTACCCGCTATCTTTTCATAACGTATTTTTTGTTTAACCAAAGATTTATATAGATCCAAAACCTTTTTAAGAGCAGGGCCAATGATCGGATGCGCCAAATCTGCTTCCATCAAATTAATAAATTCACGAGTTGTATATGGGTCTAATCCTGCCGCAGGATGATAAATTGGATTAGCAAAATTGGCAGGTATCCTAGCGGGATTGCCATAAGCGTCTTCTCCACGATTTGGTAAGTAACTATGTCCTTTCTCATCTACATTGCGATCATCATTTACAATCTCGGATATATGATCTTTAATTGTTTTTAATTTAGCAATACGTTGTTCTTTTGGAATAGTTAAATCGCCAGCGGTCTTGTTAGCTAGGTCATATAAATTTCTTCGCAATTCAGCAGGAGATAGCCCAGACTTAGATCCTTTTGCATCGGGAACAACGCGTTCTGATAGTGGCCGGTATCGGTTAAATAGTTCTTGCCTACGCCATCCATATGCATCTAATGCTGTTAAGTAAGATGAGATTGCACTTGATGCTTCTTGTGGTTTGAACCCTTTGAGTTTAGCGTAATCCCCCATCGCGGAAAATATTCTGTTTACAAATCCATCAATTATTTTTCCGTAATATTCAAACCTAGCATCCGCACTAGACATGCGCATATAAACATTGTTGGCTTTTGGGCCAGATACAACTAACTTATCGCGGAGATCAAGATTGTTCTCAATCTCTAACTGACGACTTAAAATATTCTGTTGTTCGTGTTTCCATGTTTTCCACCAGTCATCTACTTTTACACGCATCTCTTCAAGAGTCTTGGGGATACCGATGTTCTGTTTTTGCTGCTCAGCGTTTGCCCGTTGCTTTATAATATTTTCTGCACGAGTTTTACGCTCTTCAGGCGTCATATTCTCAAATGGATCTCTTTCATAAGGAGCCTTATGCCGAGTTTGATATTGAGGTGCTAATGACCCAGCTTCCTCATCTCCGCCGCTACCAACCCCGGTTTCACCCCGTTGTCTAACATCGCCACTGCTTGCGACAGCAGATGGGAGTATTCGTTCCCCGGCTCTGACTGCTCCGCTGCTCTGGATGTTGCCTTGAGATACCCCTTCATTGCTAGCGACGGGCTGGATTCGTTCCTCGCTGTCTTGAAGACGCTTTCTATTAGGGGAGATACTTTCATGTTCATATATTCTTTTACCTTCTGCCATTATATCTGCGTTATCGCGTACGATTTTAAGTACTGCGTTTTTAATAGCTCTATATTCAGACTCTTTATTAGCCTGTAGTTTATATTCAATTTTTTGCATCTCGGCTGGAAAAGATGCATTATGACTGCGCACTTTATGGTGTGCCATCTCATGTACCATAGTACCCACAAAGCCGTATGCGGCTTCAATAGGATTAGATGATTCTGGAATAAGTGGATTTAAAAAAGACGCACTAAACGGTACGCGGATAGATACGCCACGATATTCTTTATCAATCGATATACCAACACCTTCTTTTAAAAGATCTGAATAGCCCATTACTTCCGAAATAAGATTTCGTAATTTTATAAAATTGCTACCAAGTCCATAAATATATTTGTTGTATCGATCCCCAAACTTCTGCCGCATATAGTCACTGACTTCCATCGTACCTTCAGGAGTATCAATGGATAAATTGTCATGCACCATTACTTTATTTGGATTAATATCTTCTTGTGGGACTGTTAACGAATCACTCTTAGGAACATCAGCAGCTAGATCTTCGGGAGTAAGTTCTGGAGTTTCTTTACCATCTACGTAAATGATTCCATTTTTTACTTCTACATTTGATCCCGCACTTATAGCATCAAATTTAGATTTGGGAGGTGCAATTTTTGGTTCGATTTTTTCTAAATTCCCCAACTTACCTATTAGATTAAAGTATCGGATGCCTCCAAAATTACTAGATTCTTCACTAAGACTTTTATAAGAATATTGCTTGTGTAGATAGTTAATAACTTTATCTAAATCGTTTTTAGCTTCTGGAGTCAAAGCTTTACGATTGAATGTAAAAGGATATCCAGCTTTTCCGGGCTTGACGTTTGGACGGATGTCTACATAAAAATTATAGGGAATTGCGTCCCCAAACATTTCTAATGGGTTTTTCTGTAATTTAGAATCAAATTGGTACAGCCCATTTGACAAATAGGTAATATTATTCGCATACCTACTCATATCCGGGTCACTTTTATTGCTTACATAAATTCTAGCGTTCCCCCAAGGATATTTTATATTCGCAAATTGTTGGTAGTCATTAACCGGAAATGTGGAACCGATTCCTTCAATTGGACGGTTATTATGAATTACATCTATGTTTGCAAATAAAGGACTTCTAGTAATAGTAGTTGGGGTCGACCAATCATAAGGAAAATATATGTCTTTAGTTTCCCCAGTTGAAGAAACAACGTAACTTTCCGGAACGGTTATACGTACATGTGTGCCATGTCCTTCAGGAAATCTAATTAGATCTTCCGGAGTTGGACTACGGATGGATATAGAAATAGGTGGCTGATCGCTTTTAGAGCTTAACGAACGCATAAGTTCGTCACCAGTAGTATTAAGCTCAGATACTTTGCCGTCTCGCATGGTAGTAACATGTATATCTTTATTTGCATAAAGAGTAAGCATCTTGGCGATACCAAAACCACCAGACGCAATATCACTTTCTTTTTGAGTCCCGGCAATTTCCAAAAATTTTGTAGCCAAGGTATCAGGAGACATTCCAGATCCGTCATCAATGATAGATATGGTTCTGTTAGGTTGATCAGTTAAAAGTTGTATTCTACCTTTATCAAAAGACTTGTTATCTAACAAAGGCTTGATTGCGTCAAAAGAGTTCTGCATCAATTCTTTGATTGTTATAGAAGCTTGTTCCGACTGATCTCCATATAATTGAGGGCCAAGCATTTTAGCCATACGCTCAATATCCATGCCCGGTTGAGCAGCGATAGTTTCGCCAATGATTCCGGGTTTGGCGTCGTCAATAGCTTTAGATACCGCGTCAGTTGATGTGCCACCATTTATAACTAGATTATCAGCGGCATTAGATACGGCATTTACAAATGGAATTCTAGGACTAGTTAATATGTTCTCAACTTCATCTGTTAATGCAAGACGCTTTCCTTGCGTTCCTTCATCAGGTGTTCCAACAAGTTGCCCAGTATCACCCAATCTTGCAGTTTCAATTCCAGTAACTCCGGCTCTTCCGGACTCACTTGGTAGTACAGACACTCCAACGCTTTTTGGAGGTGATCCTCCGACAGTTCCAACACTTGGTTGCTCATTTGGGGGAATCTCCGGGTTCTTTATACCGAGTAAATCATTTAATTCTGCATCCATATTCCTTGATGGATTGCGTGGTGGGGTAGGTTGTAAAGGAGGTACAGCAGCTTCTGGCCCACCAAGTTCTGGTGGAGTTGGTCTTGATGAAGCTACTCCCAAGTCTAAAGGTTCTACATTGGGGTTTGGTAAGGCAGGGCGCGGTGTTGGCGCACTAGGAGCATTAGGTGCACCCGGTGCCCCCCGTCCCCAGTTATATGTAGTTGCTTCACCTAATGCAGTGGGGTTCATTTGCGCCGCACCGACAACGGCTTGCGCGATAGCTGGGCCTACCTGAACCTTCTTCCAATCGCCACCATTTTCATATAATTGTGAACCTATATTTAATCCAGCTTGAATCCCTGCATTTACGCCGTAATAGCCAAGATCAGATAGTTTAGATATAGACCCCGGGCTAGCAAAAGCAAAACCCGGTAATGCACCAGCAACTGCCTCACCATATGGATCAGCAGCACGTTCTTTTTCACGTTGCGTTTTCTCAAGTCCAAATAACTCAGCAGCTCCCGGAAACTTTTCAAGGAGAGCTTCTTGCCCCTTTTGTAACGCCATCCCTGTAGGCACCGCAGCCGCTAGACCCGTTACAACAGGAATTCCTACTGACAGTCCTTTGGCAATCATACCGGGATACCCGGGCATTCGACTGGCAACCTGCGCAGCTTCCTCTACATAAGGCATTACGCCCCTAACAGCAGAAGATCCTGCCGCCATCGCACCAGCAGTTGGAACGATACTTTCTTCCGCCGCATGAACACGCCCAGCTTGCATTTCGGGAGTAGCGATCTTGCTTTTAACTGCATCAACAAGTGGCGCAGCTAATATCCCTTGCGTAAGAGCAGATGAGGTTTTTAACGCATTAATTATATCTTCTGGCGCGGACTTTATATTTTCCCAAATTTTGTTAGTAGTTTGCTCTCGGGCAGGGGGAGATGGCGATGCTAAAAACGCATCGGGGTCGAACTTAGTAGGGGCATTCGGGATGGTTTCGCTCAAATGCGCGTTAGGATCAAACCCCGAATCTGCTTTTAAAAACGCATCAGGGTCAAATGCCATTACGAAACTCCCAAATCTCTCTGCGCTTTCGCTTTAATAGCCGGTGCCCGGGGGTCATTTGGATGGGCATTCGCCCAGTCTAGCGCTTGTTGAGCTTGTTCGCTAGTCCCACTAGGAGCTGCCGTACTAGAATCTTCTAAAGCTGATTTACCCATTCTAGCAAGTTCAGCTTTTCTAGTATTAATCAATGCCTCTGTATTCGCTCTCATAGAATCTATTACAGCATTACCTGTTGAAGGTGGCAACGATGCTAACATTTGTTCTTCTTGGGCAATCTGCTTACTGTTCATCTGAGCTATTGTAAGCTTAACTCTGTTGTTCTGAGCAGCAATTGCAGTTGACGCTTCTGCACGCGTTCTAGCAGCCACTACTGATGGAGTAGATGACGATGCCCCTTGTGCTGACTCACTAACCCTTTTAATTGCTTCATCATACGCTGCTAAACCATTAAGATCCGTTGGGTGTTCGGCAGCATATGCAGCACGTTGTTTTTCTAGTTCAAGTATAGCTGGGGAATACGCAAATGCAGGATTACGTCCATAAATCCCAGCCATGAGGCTTGCATTCTTGTCAACTGCGTATCTAGCACCAAACGCATCGGCTGCTTTTTGTTCAGCATTAACAAGGTCATCCACACGTTTAATTGACGTATTATGTTGGTCAACTGCGTTCTTGTACGCAGTATCGCCCTTATCAAGTATACCCATCTTGTTTTTATATATTGCATCTTCAAGTGCATATGCTGTTTGAGCCACGCCTTGTTGTGCATCCATAATCGCTTTATCAGCCGCAGTCTTATATACAGCTTGCGCACCTGCACCAACAGTAAACATTCTCAATGCATTTTGTAAACCCGACATAGGTAACCGATGCTCATAAGCATCTTGTAATTGGGCCTGACCAGCAGCTATATAAGATTGCCCTAATGTTTTATTTTTTTGCTCTTCCCAGTAATCCCCTGCTTTAGTCAAACTTAGCAGACGCTCTGATTCAGCATTATTCATACCAGCCGCATTCGCTCTGTCTAAAAATTCTTGTTCATACTCTTCACGAGTTTTAGGCTTATCTGCTTCTTGAGAAGCTTTTGCTGTAACTAATTGAGCTTGCACATCTCTAGCAGCTTGATCCATTAATTTCGTTCCCCGTTCTTGCATAGCGCTAGACATGCCAGCACCATCACCGGGATAAGACACGTTACTTAACGCGCCACTCATTAGTTTGCCAACCATAGCAGGATCGGCTTGAGGGGCAACAGGGGTAACAGGAACATTTTCTTTTCTAGGTGGTTCTTTTGTACCTTCTTCCGTATATAATTTACCAAATCTTGATAATAAATTCGAGTTATCATCCGATTGATAACCCTGTGGGAATGTAGCTGGATCAGCGGCGTTAGGATCATTTGCTTTAACTGTGTCACCTCCTGCAAATGCGACAATGCCACCGGCTTTGAAACCTTGTCCAAATAGAGGTTGGCTAACTCCCGCGATACCAGTGTCTTGTTGATTATTCCGTGCCATTGCCTGTTGCAACTTGGCATCAGTATCTTGTGCCACATTGTCCGGGCTTGGTGGTTGGCTTGGTTGCCCACGCAACATCTCGCGTAATAAGTTTGCTTTCATGATCAACATAGCTGTCTGCGGCGTTACACCGGGAGTCTGCATTAACGTTGCTAATTGTTGTTCGGGCGGAATACCTGCAAGTCTATCCGCTGCACGAATATAACCGGGATTAAGCGCGGCGAGTCCGCTAATATCATTAGGAACTATCTGTGTCATATTATTATCCTAGGGATTACCAAATAGATTCTGATACAGACCTAATCCAGTCGTAGCCGCTGCACCTGCCAATTGCCCAGTACTCGGAGTTACGCCATACGCGGACTGCGTATATTGTCCGCCTAACGAGGCAGGTGACACGCCATGTAAAATGCCAGATACATATGAAAGCATCGCTGGCTCGTAATTCATCGAATTCTGATAGTTTTGATACTGGGTATTATATAGATCCTGCATCAGTTTTTGTTGCTGCGCACCAAGTCCAGCCTGAGCCTGAATAATGCCCGCTTGTTGGCCATAAGCTTGTTGACCTAACTGACCTTCTTGTGCACTAGCACCTAGCAACTGTTGGTTACCCTGTAAGGCAAAGTTAACTGCGTTCTGAGCTTGCTGCGCATTAAGCTGTTGACCAGATAGACCATATTGCGCCAAGTTCTGCGCTTCTTGTAACTTAGCCTGTTGGTTAGCCATCTGCGCTTGCATATTAGCCGCGTTAGATACGTTGAACTGTTGTTGAGCGTTCTGGTACGCATTGGCCACGTTACCTGCTAAAGTCTGTTGTAGACCTTGCTGAGCCATCGCTGCTGCCAATGCTTCACGAGATCCACCCAGTCCACCTACCGCAGACGCAGCTGAACCTAGTTGAGGCAGTGAGTTAGCGTAATTCTGGATAGCCGCATTCTGTGTCGTCTGCAAATACGGGGTCATGTATTGATTAACATTCTGCCCCGTGTAAGTCTGTGACGTAATGTTTTGCGCGTTCGGCGATGTATATTGGTTACCAGCCTCAAATGGTTTGTAACTACCCGCGATAATACCGGCATTAGAACCTGCCGCACCCGCCATACCCGCTGCTTGATTAATAAGCGGAGATACAGTCATCCCCTGAACAGCGTCCTGCGCTTGTTTCTGGAGTGGACTAAACCCAGCAATCTGCGTACCTCCTAAACCTTGTCCTTGGAATGGGACATAGTTAGGATTATTTGCCATATAACTCATGGCATCGCCGACTAGCGTCTCTGCTTGTGGCTGTAAGTAACTAGGTACGTTACTAGTGGTTATTTCTTGTGTAGTAGGTGAACTTGCCATTTTATTAATTCCTAGGCTGGGACAAACTTGTCAGGGTTTATCTGCTTTCCTTGATTAGGGTTACCAGTTCGCGCTTTACGAACTTTATCCATCATTTCATACAGTTTACGCGATCCGGCTTCGGTAGACCCGTTGCCCAAGTGGGAAACTACATCGGCAGGGATAACAAACTCCCCGTCAGCCAATGCAGCCCGTTGAGGTTTGTCGCCAGTAATAACAGCAGGGATAGAGTCAGACATGCCGTCCCCATCACCACGCAATAATTTACCACCGGCAGCGTAAGTATGTTCTACTTCACCAACACCTTCATGATGGATTGACCCGCCATGAGCATGGCCAGATAGTATATCGCTGTTAACCCCCTCAACTTGAACTGATCCGCCCGGAGTAGGTTGAAATGAAGGCGGTTCCCATGAACCAGAAAATCCTGTAATCCCGCTCATCATACCTTGGCTAGATAATCCACCTGTTCCAGAGAGCGAAGCATTCATTTTAGTTTGGTTAGCTTTATCTTGAGCAGCTTTATTTTTAAAATATTGATACCCTTTTGCACCAAGAGCAGCTAGCCCATAATAAGGAACGGCAAGCCCAAGAGCAGCGTTAGCCCACGGATGGTCTTTACCCCACTGAGCGAAAGAACTAATTCCAGAACCAGCAGCGTCTCCAATTGAACTAACAGTATCTCCAAACCCGCTACTACCAGTACTAGTGCTACCACCAGTATTACCTACCCCCGCACCGCCGCCACTTCCGGCACCGCCACTACCAGTACTAGTGCTACCACCAGTATTACCTACCCCCGCACCGCCGCCACTTCCGGCACCGCCACCGCCATATCCATTCCCACCAA